ACCATATGGGTGACATCGTCGAAAGCCTCGGCGCGAAATACAGCCTGCCGATACCGCTGCTATGGCAACACAAGCACGACAATCCGGTCGGCGAGGTCACCCATGTCACGGCAACCGACAAGGGCATCGCATTTCAGGCCAAGATTGCCCGTATCGACGAACCCGGCGAATTAAAGAGTCTGACCGACAAGGCGTGGCAGTCGGTCAAGGCGCGGCTGGTCAAGGGCGTGTCGATCGGCTTCACGCCGATCCGCGGCAAGGCCGAATTAATCAAAGACAGCGGCGGCATTCGCTTCAAGGAATGGAACTGGCACGAGCTCTCACTTGTGACCGTCGCGGCGAACCAAGACGCCACGATCCAACTCATTCGCTCGATCGACAACGAGGCTCTGCAAGCCGCCGAAGGCAAGCAGCAGAGCCGGAGTGTCAGCACCCCTGCCGGCGTCACGGCAACACACAACGCCAGGAACCCGGAGGGCAAAATGGCAAAGACTATCTCCGAAGATATTGCAACCTACGCGAATACCCGCGCCGCACTCGCGGCCCAGATGACCAACATGATGAGCAAGGCGTCCGAGGATGGCGTGACGCTCGATAACGACCAGGAGCGGGAATACGACGAACTCGAGGAGAAGATCGCCGGTCTCGATAAGCACCTCGATCGCCTGCGCAAGCAGGAGAAGATGAACATCGAGCAGGCGGTTCCGGTGAACGGATCGGGCACCAGCCTGGTGGTCATGCCGCAGCAGCAGAACGAGCGCCGCCCGCTCGCGCCGGTGTCGGTGAAGGCCCCGCCGTTGGCCAAGGGCACGTCGTTCACCCGCTTCTGCATCGCGCTCGGGCGGGCGAAGGGCAACCTGCAGCAGGCCTCGCAGATCGCCACGCAGGACATCTGGAAGGATACGCCGGAAGTCGCCAACGTCTTGAACTGGGCGTCGATGACGGGCACAACTGAAATCAAGGCACCGGTTGCGGAAGGCAACACATACACGCCTACCTGGGCGGGCGCTTTGGTTCAGTATCAGTATATGGTCTCGGAATTCATCGATTTATTGAGACCGGCAACAATTCTTGGACGAATTCCTGGTTTCCGTCGGGTGCCGTTTAATATTCGTATTCCGCTACAGACCGCCGGCGCCTCGGCGAATTGGGTGGGGGAAGGCTCGGCCAAGCCGCTTTCCGCTCTGGCGTTCGACACCACGACGATGGACTTCTCCAAGGTCGCCGGCATCGTGGTGTTCACCGAAGAGCTGATGCGGTTCTCCAATCCGGCAATTGAAGGCATTGTGCGGCAGGACCTGATCAACACGATTGCGCAGTTCCTCGACCAACAGTTCCTCGACCCCACCAAGGCGGCGGGCACCGGCTCGGGTGGTCCTTCGCCCGCGTCGGTGACCAACGGCGTGACGCCGATTACGCCAAGTGGCACGGATGCGGACGCGGCGCGCACCGACATCGGGCGGCTGTTGAAGCCGATGGCGGCGCTCAGCCTGCCGTTCAGTTCCGGTGTGTTCGTGATGGGCGTGCAGCAGGCGATCAGCCTCGGGTTGATGCGCAATGCACTCAGCCAGACGGAGTTCCCCGGCATCAACGCCCAGGGCGGCACGCTCGAGGGCTTCCCGGTGATCACGTCGGAGAACATCCCGTCCACCGGCGGCTCGCCTGCCGACGGGCAGATGATCGCGTTCTTGCTGCCGGGCGAAATCCTGCTGGCCGACGATGGCAACGTGACGGTCGACGTGTCGCGTGAAGCGTCGGTGCAGATGGAAGGCGCGCCGGATAGCCCGGCGACGGCGTCGACGGTGCTGGTCAGCTTCTGGCAGAGGAACCTCGTCGGTCTGCGTGCCGAGCGGGAAATCAACTGGAAGAAGCGGCGTGCCGGCGTGGTGTCGTATATCGACGGCGCCCGCTACGCTTGACGAACGGTGCGGGCGATCCCGGATCGCCGGGTCGCTCGCACGGCTTTTATGGAGATCCCCCATGCGGTTGATCGTCACGACAGCGAAGGGCATCCGCTACGGTGGGCGCACCTATCTTAAGGGCGAGGAAATGGAAATGCCCGACACCAAGCCGGATCGCGAATGGGCCGTCGCGTTCCTGGCCAAGAAATGGGCGAAGAAACATGAGCCGGTGGTGCTCGGCACCGCGCCACGGCAGCAGCGTGTGGTCGAGGAGCGCGTGGTGCTAACCGAAGGACCACCGCCAGCAGGGGAACCCATGGGAACTTGGGGACAGTCGCCGTGGAAGGCAGAAGAGGCGGCTCAGCAGCCGGCGCAGCAGACGGAAGAACCGTCAGCAGAGTCCGAACAGACACCCGAGGAAACGCCAGCCGACGATCCGCATCTCGCGCATCGGCGTCGCCGCTCGCTTCGGCGCGACATTACTCCCGAGCAGTAGTGGTTATGCCCAGCCGTTTGGCGACGAGTAGGTTCTGCACGGCCAATTCGGTCCGGCGCGGTATCAAGACATAGCCGCCGGTCCATCGCCGTAGCGTCGCGATATTGACACCCAAGGCGTCGGCGAGCGGTTGGCGCCAACCCTGGCCATACAGTCGCTCGCCTGCCTGGATGAGCTCAGAAGGCGTCACGCCTGAAGTTACCGTCCATTAAATCATTGGCGGCGGCCCGAGTCGCGCGGTTTGCGCGCTCTGTCAAGCGGAGAATTGCCCAGTGCGCCTGCTCGGCTTCGATATCTCCTGGGGCGTGAAGGCGCAGCCGACCGGGCTGGTGCCCGCCAACAGCTGGAATTCCTGGTTCTGGCCAACGGTGCGTGAGCCATTTACCGGTGCGTGGCAGCAGAACCAAGAGTTGTCGCAAGAGACTGCGATCCGCCATCACGCGGTTTACTCGTGTGTCTCATTGATCGGTCAGGACGTGGCGAAAATCGCCCTGAAGTTGGTTGAGCAGAACCCGACCACGCGCATCTGGGAAGAGGTCACGTCGTCGGCGTTTTCGCCGGTCATTCGCAAGCCAAACCGCTACCAAACACGGATCCAGTTCTTCGAGCAGTGGGTCTACAGCCTGCTGACGTGGGGCAACACCTACGTCCTGCTCGAACGCGACAACCGGCAGGTTGTGGTCAGTATGTATGTGCTCGACCCGTCGCGCACCAAGGCATTATTGGCTCCCGACGGCGCGGTTTATTATCAGCTTTACGCCGACAGCCTCTCGGGCGTGACCGAAGACAGCCTCGTGGTTCCGGCGAGTGAAATCATTCACGACCGCATCAGCGCAATCTTTCATCCGCTGTGCGGCATGTCGCCGCTGACCGCCGTCGGTCTCTCGGCGATGCAGGGCCTTGAGGGCCAGAAGACCGCCATCGAGGGGTTCCGCAATCAGGCGGTGCCATCGGGTATCCTGACCGCGCCCGGTGAGATACCGCAGGACACCGCCGAGCGGATTAAAGCCAAGTGGCAAGCCAACTATGGCGGCTCGAATATCGGCCGCGTTGCCGTGTTGGGCAACGGGATGAAATTCGAGGCGATGGCAGTAAACTCGGTCGACTCGCAGTTCATCGAACAGATGAAATGGAGCAGCGAGACGATCTGCGGTGCCTATCACGTCCCCGCCTATAAGATCACGCAAACCGCTCCCACGTATAATAACGTCGAGAGCCTCGAACAGAGCTACTACACGAATTGCCTGCAATCGCGGTTTGAGAACATCGAGGCGCTGCTGGACGAAGGCCTCGGTCTGGTCAACGTGCCGGGACATACATACGGCGTCGAGTTCGACGTCGACGAAGGCATGATGCGGATGGACAAGAAGTCCAAGATCGAGTTCATCGGTCTGGGCGTCCAGCGCGGCATATTCTCACCCAATGAAGCGCGCGCGAAGTTCGATATGCCGCCGATCCAGGGTGGCGATAAACCGTTCCTGCAACAGCAGAACTTCCCAATCGATGTGCTGGCAGAACGCCCGGCGACGGCGGCCGGTGGCGTGCCGTCGTCCGGCAGCACGACCCCACCGCCCGCAAATCCTGCGGCGAGCACTACACCGGCGACGCCCGCGGCCGCCCGCGAACTGGCCGACGACGAGCGCGACGCCTTCGCCGTGCTGGAACTGACCAAGGCGCTCTACAGCGAAATCGTCGCTGCTTAGCAACCATCGGCGCGGACACCAGCCACCCGCGATGACATAAAAGGGGGGCCGCAGCCTCATGGACCGTGCCACCGTTGCGGGGTTGATGCAGGCGATCGCGCCAGTCGTGCGCCAATATATCGGCGAGCGAATGGCCGGTATGGAGGCGCGCCTTTTGGCGCTCGAGACGCGCGAGATGATTGCGGGGCCGTCTGGCAAGGACGGCCGCGACGGGATCAATGGCAAGGACGGTCTCAGTTTTTTATCGGCGGTGCAGGATGAGGCCGGATATCTGTGCCTGACCCGTTCCGACGGTGAGCTGGTCCGCGTCGGATTGGTCCGCGGCGAAAAGGGCGCCGATGGCCGCGATGGAAGGGACGGCGTCGACGGCGCCATGGGCCCGCAGGGGCCGCCTGGCGAGGCGACCAAGGGCGATCCTGGACGGAATGGTATAGACGGTGCTCCAGGAGCGCCCGGCCGGGACGGCATAGACGGTCGCTCGGTGGTTGATTCCGAGATTACCCAAGAGGGTCGTCTCAAGTTGGCATACTCCGATGGCACGGAGGACACGCTGCCAAGGGTTGTCGGCGAAAAGGGAGAGGCGGGCGCCGATGGCCCGCCGGGACCTCCCGGAGAGACGGTTGTCGGGCCGCAAGGCGATATGGGGCCTCCAGGACCAGCGGGCGAGAGCATCAAGGGCGATCCCGGCCGGGATGGAGTGGACGGCAAAGACGCCGATCCAGACGTGATCCGGTCGCTGGTCGACGCAGCGGTCGCCGCCTTGCCGCCCCCGCCAGCCGGTGAACGTGGCGAGAAGGGCGAGCGAGGCGATCCCGGCCAGGACCGCAAGGACGCCGACCCAGAGCTGCTTCGCTGGATGGTCAAGGACGCCGTTGCCGAGATAACGGCCTCGCATGTAGGCCCTCCCGGACCGCAAGGGGAGCGTGGCGAGCCGGGCGTCCCGGGCCGTGACGGCAGCGACGCGGACCCAGAGTTTATACGCATGTTGGTGGCCGATGCGGTCGCTAGAGTCCCGACACCGAAGGACGGCGAGCCAGGCCCAGCAGGCGAAGCCGGCCCGCCCGGCCCTCCCGGACCGCCAGGTGAACCAGGCATTGGCGAGCGTGGCCCGGCTGGCATGGACGGCAAGGATGCCGATCCCGAACTCATTCGCTCAATGCTCGCCGAAGCCGTCGGGGCATTGCCGCCGGCACCCGCGGGAGAACCGGGGCCACAGGGTCCCGCCGGCGACCGAGGGCCTGCGGGTCACGACGGCAAAGACGCCGATCCCGAGGTCATCAAGGCGCTAGTCGTCGAGACAGTCGCCACCATCCCACTACCAAAGGACGGCGCCGATGGAGCACCAGGACCGCAGGGACCAATGGGCGATCAAGGGCCCGCCGGCGCTCCGGGTCGTGACGGACAGGACGTCGACCCAGCAGAACTCGCCAGACTGGACGAGCGCATCAGCCACCAGCACGCGTGGATCGCCAGGCTGGATGATCGCATCACCGAGCAACGGGCATGGATCGAAGGAGCCATCACTGACGCAGTCGAACGAGCAACTGCTGGAGCATCTGAGCAAACTAAGCGCCTCGTCTATGAGGCTCTGGCTACTGCTCCCAGCGCTTTCCTGCTCAATGATGCTGGCGAGCTGGTATGCGTGTGTCGCGACGGCACACTTGAAAAATTAGGGTTGGCGCGCGGTGCCGATGGCAAGGATGGCGCCCCCGGGAAGGATGGCGCTGACGGCGCACCAGGTCTCAGCTTCGAGGACATGACGGTAGAGTTCGACGGGCGTCGATCGATAACCTTCCGGTTTGCGCGCGGCGAGCAGGTTTACGAGAAGCGGTTGGAACTGCCCATTCCGCTCTACATGGGCGTGTATAAGGCCGACCAGAAATATTCGGTCGGCGACTGTGTCACCCACGACGGGGCGCTTTGGATGGCGCGCCAGCAGGATCTCAAGAAACCCGGCGACGGCGATAAGAGTGGCTGGCAGCTTGCCGTGAAGAGCTCGAAAAACGGCAAGTCGGCGTTTGAGATCGCGCGCGCCTTGGGTTGGAGAGGCACGTCAGAAAAAGAATGGCTGGCTAGCCTGAAGGGGCCGGAGGGCCGGCCAGGCCCGATGGGACCGCCAGGGCGCGATCGTTCGTGAGTAGCCGTCGTGTTCTTGGTCTATCTGATCGCTGAGCTGACGCTCGTCCAGTTGCACGGCCTCGGTGGCCATCTGATCTACATAAACCCCCATCAAGTGACCAGCATTCGAACGCCGACGAGTTCCACGCATTTCGCCGTTGGGACGAAGTGCCTGTTGTTTATGACCAATCGCAATTTCGTCTCGGTTACTGATAGCTGCGATCAAGTCCGCTACCGGATGATGCATCCCAACACGGTCGACAAATGACGGGCGAGCGCCCGCTATGGTTCCCCGATTGGTCGGGCTATGTGGTCGTTATCGTTGCCTCGGGACCATCAGCCAAGCAGGTCGATCTCAGCGTTCTCGCGCAGAAATCGCGGGTTCGCGTCGTCGCCATCAAGGAGAGCCACCGCCTCTGTAGGCCAGACGCAATTTATGGCTGCGACCGCGCGTGGTGGCACGCCAATCGCGGCCTGCCTGATTATTGCGGCCTCCGTGTTGCCTACGATCCGCTGTTGTCGGAGCAGTATCCGTTCATCCATCTGATCAAGATCGATCTGCACTCGGATGTCGTGCTGCTGGACAAGCCCGGACTGCTCGGTTCCGGCGGCAATAGCGGGTTCCAGGCGCTCAATCTCGCGGTGCAGTTCGGTGCGCGGCAAATCGTGCTGGTCGGGTTCGATATGCACGATAAGTCCGGGCCGCATTGGTATGGTCGCAACGAGTGGATGGGCGCCAGCAATCCGATGGAGAGCAATTTCCACCGCTGGCGACATGCATTCAAACTATCGGCGCCGATCCTCGGAAATCTCGGCATCGACGTGGCAAACGCCACGCGATACAGCGAGATGAGGTCCTTCCGCTTTGTGCCCTCGATCGAGGTCGCGCTGAACGAATGGAAAATTTGACGAGCTGACGACGGCGGTTGCGCGTGTTTCATCCGTCGTCAGGGGAAGCCGCTGCCCCGCAAGGAGGCGGCGGTGGACCCCCTGGGGAATTCAATGGACAAATGCTCGGCGTGGATCGGGTTCGATCCCAGGGAGACGGCTGCGTTTGCGGTGGCGAAATATTCCGCCCGCAAACGTTCCAATCGGATGTTGCCGATCCGCGGCCTTGTCCTCGACCAGATGCGGGACTGTGGACTCTATCGGCGCGAGATCCAGGAACGCCGCGGGCCGGCGGGGACCAAGATCCTGTGGGACCCGATATCGAATGCGCCGATGTCGACGCAGTTTGCCATCTCGCGATTTCTGATTCCATTCCTGCACAAGGATGGCTGGGCGCTGTTCATGGACAGCGACGTTCTGGTCATCGGCAACCTAATGCGCTTGTTCGCAGACCTTGATCCGACGAAGGCGCTCTACTGCGTTAAGCATAAAGAGATGCCCGACGTATCCGGCGTTAAGATGGATGGACAATTGCAGGTTCCGTATCGGCGCAAGCTTTGGTCGTCGGTCGCCATATGGAACTGTGCGCACCCGGCCAACAGGCGGCTGACGCTGGCGATGGTGAACACGCTTCCAGGGCGGGAATTACACCGGTTCTGCTGGCTTGAGGACGATGATATCGGCGAACTTGACCCGGCGTGGAACCACCTGGTTGATATCGATCCGGCGCCTGAAGCCGGACCGATGATCGCGCATTACACATTGGGCACGCCGGATATGGAAGGCCGCGGCACTTGCAGCTACGCCGAGGAATGGTTTGCTGAACTGGCGGAATGGGCCTCCTCGGTTTGCTAAATTAATTTGTTGACATCGCCGCTCGGTTAACTTAACCGGGAATCATCCTGCCACTACAGGATGGGCACAAGCGCGATGCAACACCGATATACACAGCTTCGTCGGCGTCGGTGGCGCTTGCTAAAGGCAACGTGCCCCCTTCCGTTCATCGCGCCAGGGCGTAGTGGGCCGGCGTCGACGGAGGCCACTCATGGCAAAGTCTGTAGCACAGCCGACCGAATATGAAATCCTAGAAATCTCGCGAGGCGAAGTAACTCTCCACATCGTCGGCGAGATGCCGATCATACTTAACCGCATGGCAGAAAAGGCCAAGCGGGACCTGCTGCTCGGTGGCAGGCGAAAGACCGAAGCCGACAAGGCGGCTAATCTGAAACACGACCCAGAGGCGGAATTTCGCGCCAGCGTTTATCGCAATTCGGGGGACCAAGCCCCAACGCGGCTACGCTTCCCGGCTCCCGGCTTCAAGGGCGCAATGAGCACCGCAGCGTTGGATATTCCTGGCGCCAAGAAGTCAGAAGTGGGGCGTCTCGTGTGGGTGGTCGGCACCCACGTCGACCTATACGGCATTCCTGAGCTGAAGATGGATGTCGTTCGGTCGGCGGATATTAACAAGACGCCGGACATTCGCACCCGAGCCATTCTACCGCACTGGGCGTGCAGTGTGACCATCCGCTACATCGAGGGCAAATTGAACACCAAGGCGGTGGTCAACCTGGTGCTTGCATCCGGCCTGATTTCTGGCATCGGCGATTTTCGCCAGGAGAAGGGCAAGGGAAACTACGGCCAGTTCCGCATCTGCGAGCCGAATGACGAAGAATACCGTGAAATCATACGGACTGGTGGCAGGGTGGCGCAGGACGAGGCGCTGCTGAATTATCGCTGCTACGACGAAGAAACGCAGGAATTGCTCGACTGGTATCTCACCGAGATCGTCAGGCTCGGCAAGCGGCCGGCCAACGACGCCAACGGCGGAGATGATGTGGAAGGCGCTGAGGAGACGCCTGCGCCGAAGAAGCGTCGCGCCACTAAGAAGGCAGCTTAATCATGGGCGCCGTTGAACAGGCCCTTGAGGCGATTGCCGCCGCTAATGGCGGCCGGCTTGAACCTGAGGCTGTGGTGGAGGCGGCTCGCGACAGGGAGTCGCCGCTCCACAGTTATTTTACGTGGTCCAATCGTGAAGCAGCGGATAAGCGGCGATTGGATGAGGCGCGGGAGTTAATCCGATCGTTCAAATTGGTTGTAGTCGACCGGTCGGTATCGTTCGAGATCCCGAAATATATCCGTGATCCTGCGGCCGGTCCGCGGGAGCAAGGTTACGTGGCCGTTGCCAGGTTGCGTGGCAAAGAGGATTTGGCTCGTGACGCCTGCGTTACAGAAATCGAAAGGGCGCGAGCGGCTCTCACTCGAGCGTTAAACGTCGCGCATTTTCTTGGTCTCGAGCCAGAGATCCAGGAAACTCTGGATTTAATCCACGTGATCGCTAGGCGAGCTCAGGAAAATCGTCCCGGGGGTCATGCTTAAAGTCCGACGTAGTTAATCGTTAGGCGCGCGCGTCGCCGGTCCAGCAAGCGTTGGGTTGGCGGCGCGGCGTTGAGTGTCATGGATGTCAACGCGTGCGACGGCGGTCATGGGCAGTCGCGGAATGGCGGGGCCGGGCAGGGCGCGTCGAGGCGAGTTGCGGCGGTCAAGTCTCGGCAAGGTGAGATCAGACTTGGCGCGTCTCGGTCAGGCGGTCGCGGGCTGTGAAGGCATGTCTCGGCCAGTCTAGACCTGGCGAGGCCAGGCGGTCGGGGTCGGGCTGGACTTGGTCCGTCTCGGCTAGGCGTGGCAGGTCATGGCGGTCAACGCGCGGCGCGTCTGGTCAAGGCATGGCTGGGCGGGTCATGGCATGGCGGTTACGGGCATGGCGTGGCGAGACGTGTCCTGGCCGGGCCTGGCGGCGCTGGGCGGTTCAGGCGGACATGGTGCGGCGAGTGGCGGCGGTCGTGGATCGGATCGACAGGGCGAGGCCGGGCGTGGCGCGGCCAGCTATGTCAAGGCGGTCGAGAAGCGGTGTGGCTGGGCCGGTCATGGCGGTCAGGTCTAGTCGCGGTTCGGCTGGGACCGGCATGTCTCGGTTCGGCGGGCAGTGCGCGGCTTGGCCTGGCCTGGCGCGTCCAGGCCCGGCGGGTCACGGCGGGTTACGGCGGTTACGGCGGGACTAGGATTGGCCTGGCTTGGCGCGTCTAGTCGAGGCGGTCGCGGAATGCCTGGGCGGGGCGCGGCCGGGCGGTCGTCGCGAGGCCGGTCCTGGAACGGCACGGCCAGTTGCGGCGTGGCGAGTCGTGTCAGGGCGGTCAGGGTATGGCCGGGCTGGTTCAGGCAAGGCACGTCGGGGCCGGGCGGGTCGTGGCGGTCATGGCCCGGCCTGGCGAGGCGGGGCAAGTCGCGGCGGTCGAGTCGCGGGATGGCCGGGATTGTCGCGGTAAGGCGGGTTACGGCGGTCAACGCAGGGCTAGTCGTGGCGAGTCGTGGCTGGGTGTGGCGAAGCAAGTCGAGGCGGTAGAGGTGTGTCCTGCCCTGGCGCGGCGCGGCTTGGCAAGTCTTGGCGGTCATGGCGTGGCGATCCGAGCAATGGCTGGGCTGGGCTTGATGTGGCTAGCGTCGGTAAGGCGGTCAGGGTCTGCGACGGCGTGTCCGGGCCAGGTGTGTCTTGGTTAGGCGGTCATGACTTGGCCAGACCTGGCTGGGTCCGGCAAGGCACGGCCTGGCGAGACGGGGCAGGACTAGGCCGGGCAGGGCCGGTCATGGCGGTCGCGGCTAGGCTTGAACTGGCACGGCCTGTCTGGGCGAGTCGCGGCATTTGGCCGGGCATGGCCAGGCGGGATTTGGCAGGTCTAGGCGGTCAAGGATCGGCGGGCCTGGGCTGGATAAGGCGCAGCGGGTAATGGTTCGGCGGTTAAGGCGAGACTGGGCGAGTCCCGGCCTGGGCCGGGCGTGGTATGGCGGTCGCGGATTGTCGGCGCTTGGAGCGTTGAGGCTGGGCTTGGCTGGTCGCGGCCAGGCGGTGCGGTTAAGTCTCGGATCGGCGGGTCGTGGCGGGGCGGGTCAAGGAGCGGCAGGTTCCGGCGGTCCTGGTTTGACGTGGCAAGTCGTGGCGGGACTGGGCAAGTTTCGGGAAGGCCAGTCCCGGCCTGGCGGTCAAGTCATGGCCGGCCGCGGCGGGGCGAGTCTCGGCGCGTCATGGTCTGGCGGTCCAGTCAGGGCGAGACTAGTCCAGGCGGGTCGCGGCGAGGCATGGCCGGGCGGTCGAGTAAGGGCGCGTTATGTTTTGGTATGGCGAGCCGGGGTAAGTCGTGGCGGTCTCGTCAGGGCCGGGCGCTCCATGGCGCGGCGAGTCAAGTCGAGGCCTGGCGGTCTACGCAGGGCTTGGCTCGGCGGGGCAGGGCGAGTCTTGTCTTGGCGGTCATGGTCTGGCGGGGCAAGCCGGGATCTGGCCGGGCATGGTCTGGCGGTCATGGCTTGGCGAGGACTGGCGAGGCCAGTCGAGGCGGTCGCGGTCCGGCAGGGATAGGCATGGCGCGGCAAGTCGTGTCCGGGCAGGACCTGTCTTGGTCAGGCGGTCAAGTTCTGGTTTGGCGAGACACGGCCTGTCTGGACGGGGCCGGGCGAGTCACGGCGGTCGTGGACAGGCTTGTCAAGGCGAGTCGAGTCGAGGCGGTCACGACTAGGCTGGGATTGGCGTGGCGTGGCTGGACTCGGTGCGGCCGGCTCAGGCTAGGCGGTCGCGGCTCGGCAGCGCCCGGCTGGGCGTGACTGGTCTCGGTGCGGCATGTCCAGGCTAGGCGGTCGCGTTACGGCGGGGCAGGCCTCGGTCTGACGCGTCCAGGCGAGGCCTGTCCGGGCCTGATCTGGCGGTCAGGATCTGGCGGGGCGAGTCTCGGCAGCGCCCGGCTGGGCCTGTTTCGGCATGGCGGTCGTGGATTGCCTAGGCTTGGATCGACGAGGCTTGTCGAGGTCCGGCAGGGCGGGTCTAGGCGGTCGGCGCAAGGCGTGCCTTGGCCCGGTGAGTCGGGGCAGGGCTGGACTGGGCCGGTCATGGCGGTCATCGCTTTGGAGATGCTGCGAGGGTGGTGGTTATGGTCACTGACTATCTCCTGGCCCTCTAGGACCCCCATATGGGCTTAGGCGACTGGTTAATTGCGAGCGCGATTGCCCGCGGGCCGGCGTCCCGAGGAAAGCGCGCCGCATTTGGCGACGGCATAAGATTGTTATGGGACAGCAACGCCGAGCCGATATTTCGCAACAATCCGAATGTCGTCCGTCCAGGTGAACCGCTTAATTCATCTGATGTAGAGTTCGTTCACTACTACAAAGGGAAACGTTGGTATAACCGACCCGTCCAAGGGCGGTGGGAATGGAACTACGATTTTCAAGTGCAGCCCGGCGAACTCTACTTTACGGACGGCGAGCGAGCGACGGTTAATCGGCTAAGTTTGCCGCGTAGCTACATCGTCGTCGAGCCAAACACCAACAAGCTGCTACATCCCAATGCGTCGTATATTATCAACAAGCAATGGCCGCACGACAAATACGGAGAGTTGGCTGAACGATTGATCTCGGATGGACATTGCCTTGTGCAATTCGTGCACTCTAACGGCTATCGCCTGCCTGGCGCACGATTGATCCAAACGCCAAGTTTCCGTTCTGCCGCAGCCATTCTTGAGCGTGCGGCTCTCTATATCGGGGTCGAGGGCGGTCTGCACCATTCAGCCGCCGCGACCGGCATTCCAGCGGTCGTGTTATTTGGCGGTTGGCTCCCGCCGTCGGTGCTCGGCTATGACACGCACATCAATCTGACCGGCGGGGCCACGACATTCTGCGGCCTGTTGCGACCATGCGAGCACTGCCGCGCGGCGATGGACGCTATCAGCGTAGGTGAGGTCTATCAGGCGGCGAAGTCTCTGCTGAGGAGATAATCCATGATCTACACGCTCATTTGGATCTTGGTCCTGATCCTGGTGTTTGGCGTCATCCTCTGGGCGCTGCGGACTTTGATTCCGTTGCCGCATCCGTGGGGCGTTGTGGCGCAGGTCATCGTTGGACTGATCTTTCTGTTGCTGATCCTCAATATCATCTTGCCTTATCCGATGTTTTATTCGCGGGGATTGCCATGACCGATGAGACCGTCCATCGATGGGGCATTCTGCGGCATCGGCCGCTGTTCATGAGCCAAATCGAGGACCATCTGCCGACGGGACACAAGATCATCGCGACGCGGACCGTAGACGGTCAGCACGAGCACCTCATAGAGGGCGAGGATATGCCGTCCGTCGCCGCCGAGCAGGAGCCGCAGCGGGTCGAGATCCTGTTCTGCACTGACGAACCTACGGGGGCGGCTTACTGCTACTGGGCCCACCGACCGCGCCAACGTTGGCTGCTGCCGCCTGGTCTATGGCCCTGCGCGACCGATTGATCGACGACATTCGTCCGCTCGGTTCGCGCCCGACATGCGCGGCGGCGACGATGGATATTCTCGATCGACTGGAGATCCAGGGCATCCAGGGCGACTTCGTCGAATGCGGCGTATGGCGGGGCGCACAGCCGATATTGGCCCGCTCATACATCGAGGCCAGCGGCTACCGGCCGCGCAAATACTGGCTGTTCGACACGTTCTCTGGCATGCCGCAGCCGGGTCAGCACGACGTGACGATTGAGGGACATACCGCGACACATAAGCCGAAGGATTGGCTTGCCGTGCCGCGTGCGCAGGTCGAACATAATTTTGCAATCCGCGGTCTGTTGGACGACGAGCAGATCGTCTTTGTCGAGGGTCGGGTTGAGCAGACGTTATTGGAGCCGCAAAACCTGCCAGAGCGTATCTGCTATCTGCGGCTGGATACCGACTTCTACACCTCCACCGAGATGGCTCTGAAAGTGCTGTATCCGCGCTTGGAGTCTGGTGGCGCTTTGGTAATCGACGATTACGGCTGGTGGCGCGGGGCACAGAAGGCAACCGATGAATATTTCGGCGGGGAACCGGTCATGGAACAGATCGACCGCTCCGCTCGCCTTCTATGGAAGCCGCATGGCTGACGAAAAGCTGCAGCGGCGGGTCCAAGGTTATCCTGGCGTCCGGATGGACGGCATGACTGATCTGCTGCTGCGGGCGCATGGCGCCGCGGTGATGGATGTCGGCTGTAACCGCGGGCATGTCGGCTTTGAGTTCTACTGGAGCGGTGCCCGGCTGGTGCACGGCTGTGACAGCTACAAACCAGGCATTGAGTTCGCGCGGGAGATGTTCATCGATTACAGAAACGTAGAAAGCCAATTCGAGGTTGTAGACCTGACGCAGGGCCCGTCGTCGCTGGCGCCGTTTCGTGGCCAGCGCTACGACATCATGCTCTGTCTTGCGACGATCCATAAGCTACGTCGGGTTATGGCCGCTCCAGCTATCTCCGAACTCATCCGACACCTGGGTAATCGCACGGGCAGCTTCTTTGGCTGGCGTGCAACGTCGGAGAAGTTCGATGAAAATGAGAACGAGATGGCTATGCTCGATGGCGAGCTTCTTGCCGTCGGTCTACAGCGGACCCATACGTCATACATCTCACGCAACCTCGGTGTCGCCGCTATCTGGGAACGGCGACCATGATGCTGACGGTTTGGCCGCGCCGCGCGGGATAATGAACGGGGTGCTAATCTCCCTCGCGTTGTGGGCCTTGATAATCGCTCTCGTGGTAAGGTGTGTGCAATAATGCAACCTCCTCCGATGCAGCAATACGAGCAGGAATTCACCGAATTCCTTGGCATTGTCGCCGAACTTGGCATCCGCAGTTATCTGGAAATTGGCTCCAAATTCGGCGGCTCCCTCTACCGGGTCGGCATGGTGATGCCAGCCGGCTCGGAGTGTGTGGCGGTGGACATGCCGAACGGCACCAAGGCGTGGCCGGAGTCCGAGCGGTCGCTGCGGGCCGTGGCTGATGAGCTAACCCGGCAGGGTCGCCGGTGCTCGCTGATCTGGGGGGACTCGGCCAACCCCGAAATCGTGCAACGCGTGGTGCAGACGCGCCCCGCTTACGACATGGTGTTTATTGACGCAAACCACACGGCGGCTTATGTTCGCAAAGATTGGGAAAATTACGGGAAATTGGCCGAAAAGGCCGTCGTTTTCCACGATATATCCTGGGACCGTGGTCCGGATTGGACACGAGTGCGGATCGAGGTTCCGGCCTTCTGGCGGGATATCAAACAGGGGCATCATTATACTGAATTAAAATACGACCCAACACGCCGGGATAACGGAATCGGCATTCTTTATGTCCGGTAACGTA